ACGTGGTCAACTACGCCAAGGAGTGGATGCAGGCCAATCCGTGGTACGACCCGCAGGGCCGTGACCGCGACAGCGCCCTGACCAAGGCGATCGACGCCGAGCTGGCCCGCGAGGGCTACAACCCGGCATCGCGCGACTATTGGGAGGAGCTGACGGCCCGCGTGGCGGACGCCTTCGGCGAGACCGAAGCGCCTGCCCAGAAGGGTTCTGAGCGCCCCCGCCGGAAGGCCCCGCCGACCGGCCAGACGCGCGAACATGCTCCCCAGAGCACCAAGCGCGAAATCTACGTGACACCTGAGCGCAAACAGGCTATGATCGAAGCAGGCATTTGGGATGATCCGGTTCGCCGGAACCAGATGCTCAAGGCGTATCAGGCCTATGACAAGAGTTCGGCAAGCTAAAAGGAGTATGCCAACATGACCCAAGGTACTGAAGATAACCGCCTTAAGAAGCCTGCTGACTTCGACGTTGTTGGACGCAGGGAGACCCGTGGTGGGAGTGACCGTCAGGTTACTGAGAACCGCGACCTCTCCGAAGACGACCGACTGGAGATGTTCCGCAACCAGCTTTTTAACGACGCACTCCCTGATCTTCCGGAAATCCCGGGCTATCATGTGTGCTGGCTCACCACTACCAACCCGCGCGACCCTATTCATCGGCGCATGCAGCTCGGATATGAAGCTGTTAAGCCGGAAGAAGTCCCCGGGATGGAATATGCCTCCGTGAGGACGGGCGAATGGTCCGGCTTCATCGGCGTTAACGAGATGCTTGCGTTTAAGCTCCCCATGAGCCTCTATCAGAAGTTCATGCAGGAAGCCCACCACGCAGCACCGCTGCGCGAAGAGGATAAGCTCGCCGAAGTCGCGGATATGATGCGCGAACAGGCGGCACGGGCCGGTGCAGCTATCATCGAAGACGATGGTATGCAGGAGATGCGTGGTGACTACCACCCGCGTCAGGGGATCTTCTCCTAACGCGGTCCCGCAAACCTTTTTTGAGGTGACTGAACATGAGCACTACCTCTCAGCCGTTCGGCCTTCGTCCTGCGTATTCGCCTAGCGGTGTGCTGCGGCCTACTGCCTATTCGATTGCGACGGGCTACAGCTCGAACATCCTCCAGAACCAGCCGGTCAAGATCGGCACTGACGGTAACGTGCAGGCAGCCGCCATCGGCGACCGCTTCATCGGTACCTTTCAGGGCGTCGAGTTCACCGACAGCGACGGTCGCCGCCGCGTGTCGAACAAGTGGACTGCTTCGCAGGCTGGCACTGACATCGTTGCCTACGTGACGCTCGACCCGACCATCGTTTACGAGATCCAAGCCAATGGCTCGATCGCCGTGACCGACATCGGTTCGCAGGCGGACTTCACCACCATCACCGCTGGTTCGACCGTCACCGGTCTGTCGGCCCTGATGCTGGACACCGCCACGCTGACCAACTCGGGCAACGCTTCGCTGCGCATCATCGACCTCGCTCCGGGGCCGGACAATGCGTTTGGTGATGCCTACACGATCGTTCAGGTTCAGATCTCTGAACACCAGAACGTCGCTGACCGCGCCGCTTACTAAGGAGGGCTTGAACAATGGCTACCCCAATGCGGAGCACAGACTTCCGCTCCATCGTCGAGCCGATCCTGAACGAAGAGTTCAACGGCATCTATGACCAGCGCGCCGATGAATGGTCGCAGGTCTTCAAGGAGTTCAAGGGCATTCCCCGGAACTACCACGAAGAGCCTGTCCTGTTCGGCTTCGGTGCCGCTCCGGAACTTCCGGACGGTATGCCGGTCACCTACCAGTCGGGCGGCGTGCTGTTCATTCAGCGCTACGTGTACCGCGTCTACGGTCTGGCCTTCGCTCTGACGAAGGTTCTGGTCGAAGACGGCGATCACATCCGTATCGGCCAGACCTATGCTCGCCACCTCGCTCAGTCGCTGATCGAGACCAAGGAAACCCTTGGCGCGAACATCCTGAACCGCGCGTTCAACTCGGCCTATGCCGGGGGCGACGGCGTTTCGCTGGTCAACACGGCTCACCCGATTGCCACTGGCACCTTCTCGAACCAGCTTTCGACTGCGGCTAACCTGTCGCAGACCTCGCTGGAACAGTTGCTGATCCAGATCCGCAACGCAGTGGACAACAACGGCAAGCGCATCCGCCTGACGCCGAAGAAGATCGTCTCCGGTCCTTCGAACGTCTTCCAAGCGGAAGTTCTGCTGAAGTCGGCCCTGCGCGCTGGCACCGCCAACAACGACGTGAACCCGGTGAAGAGCATGGGTCTCCTCGACGGCGGTCAGGCCAACCTGTCGCGTATCACCTCGACCACCGCATGGTGGGTTGAGACCGACGCTCCGGAAGGTCTGAAGCTGGCGATGCGTCGCGGGCTTGAAAAGTCGATGGAAGGTGACTTCGAAACCGACAGCATGCGCTACAAGGCCACCGAGCGTTACGCGTTCGGCTGGACCGACCCGCGCGGCGTGTACGGCACCGCTGGCATCTAATGAGGTCTGGGGGCTTCGGCCCCCAGCCTCTCCTCTATAGGAGAACGCCATGGGCACCTACATGACTGGCCCGTTTCAGACGGGCACCGGCCTCGACAACACCGGCACCGACACTGGTACCGTTGTTCTGTCGCAGACCGGCCTTGTTGGTTTCGACGCTGACCTCGTTCAGGATCTGACCTTCACGCTGCCCGCAAACGCTCAGATCGTTGACTTCGTTGTTGACGTTCTGACCGGTTACGACAGCTCCTCGTCAGCGACGCTTTCGGCTGGTACCGCCTCCGGCGGCACCCAGTACCTGAGCAGCATCAACGTCAAGACCACTGGTCGTAAGTCGAACGGCTTCAGCGCCGCTCAGCTTGCTGCCATGGACGACATCGACAACAACACTTCGGTCGTTGTCACGGTGACTTCGGTCGGCCAGCCCACGGCTGGTTCGGTCCGCGTCACTGTTCTGTACGTCCAGAACTAATAGGGGCGGGGTGGGCTTCGGCTCACCCCTCTCACTGAGGAGTTAACGATGGCTGACGCAGTCACTTCGCAGACGATTTTCGATGGCGAGCGCAAGGCCATCATGAAGTTCACCAACGTCTCTGACGGCACCGGCGAGACCGCCGTGCTCAAGGTTGACGTTTCGGCTCTGGCCACCAACGCCCTCGGCAAGACCTGCAGCGGCGTTACGCTGGAGCGCATCCACGTCTCGGTCAACGGCATGTCCGTGTCGATCCTGTGGGACGCCAGCACCGATGTTCCGGCGTTCATCGCCGCACCGGGCGTCTACACTTTCGACTTCGACAAGTTCCAGATCCCGAACGACGCGGGCACCGGCAAGAACGGCGACGTGCTGTTCAGCACGATCGGCGCGACGGCTGGCGACACCTACACCATCATCCTTGAGATGGTTAAGCTGTACGCCTGACATGAGCGGCGCGTGGACCCGTAAGGAGGGGAAGAACCCGGAGGGCGGCCTGAACGCCAAGGGCCGGGCTTCCCTTCGCGCACAGGGCCACGACATCAAGCCGCCGGTCAGCGCGAAGCAGGCGAAGAAGTCGCCCAAGGCCGCCGCCCGCCGCAAGAGCTTCTGCGCGCGGATGTCCGGCATGCCGGGGCCGATGAAGGACGAGAAGGGCCGCCCCACGCGTAAAGCCCTCTCGCTCCGCAAGTGGGACTGCAGAGCCGAAGGGGGCCACGTGACCAAGCCAATCTGGGACAAGGACCGTCCCGAGGATCTGGGCAAGCCCAAGAGCCTCTCGGTCAAGAAAAAGGCCGCTGCGAAGCGGCGCGCCAAGGCCGCCGGTCGGCCCTATCCGAACCTCGTAGACAATCTCGCCGTAGCGCGAAAAAAGGGTAAGTGACATGGACGGCTTCAAGAACAGCTCGAAGACCCACTACATGAAGGGCGGCTCCTGCGAGGGCTACGCCAAGGGCGGCAAGGTCAAGGGCGCGGCCAAGATCAACAAGGTCATGGGCGAGTTCAAGCGCGGTGAGCTGCACAGCGGTTCGAAGAAGGGTCCGGAAGTCACCAACCCGAAGCAGGCCGTCGCCATCGCCCTGAGCGAAGCGCGCAAGGCCGGTGCGAAGGTTCCGGTCAAGAAGAAGTTCGGCGGCTCGATGGCCGAGAGCACTTCCGCCCGTCCTACCGACGCCAAGGGCCGCCCGATCAGCAACGAGCGCCTGAACGCCCCTGAAGGTGCCGCCGGTGCCGTCGCGCGCGGCAACCGCATGCAGGCGCTTGAAGCCCGCGAGGAAGCCAAGCTGATGCGCGAAAAGCGCCCAGCCCGTGAGATGAACTCCGACGCCGAACTCGCCAAGCTGGCCGTGCAGCGCAAGCCCGCCAAGGAGCGCAACTCGGTCGCCGAGCAGTCGGCCCTGTCCGCCCGCTTGCAGCGCCCGGTGTCGGCGCAGGATATGGCGCGTGCTCAGGCCGCCAAGGGCAAAGGCTCCTTCCGCAACCTCCCGCTGGTCGGCCCCGCTCTCGGCGCAGCCCGCGACGCGGTTCGGGATCTGACCGGCTACAAGAAGGGCGGCCTCGCCGCCATGCCGGGCAAGAAGAAGTAAAAGCAGCGTTCACTTGCCGCAGGCTTCGGCCTGCGGTATAGTGCCGAGGACAGAAATGCTTGCCCGCCATGGCATGCTGCTGCGTTTAACCAAGCGAGCGGAACCCCATGGCCTATTCCGGCACGGTATCTCAGACCACGTTTAACACCCGGCGGGTGATCGAGAACGCTGCGCGGCGCTGCAAGCTGCCCGCCCAGTCTCTCACTTCCGAGCACGTGGACATCGCCAACGACCAGCTTTACCTGCTGCTCTCTGACCTCTCGAACCGGGGCATCCAGCTCTGGTGCATCGAGAAGCAGATCTACCCGCTGTACGACGGGCACGGCGACATCACGATGGACATCGGCACGGTGGACATCCTGAACAGCAACCTGCGCACCCTCCAGCAGGTCACTGGCACGAATTACGACACCTCAACCTATCGCGAGGTGGCCTTCGCCAGCCCAACCGCAGTCACGACCGTTGGCGTCCTCTGGTCGGCGGCCTCGGTGCCGCTGGCATTGGAACGCAGCGTTGACGGCGCGACGTGGACCGTGATCCAGACTGAGACGCCGACGGCAGTGGCAGGGGAGTGGACTTGGTTCGATCTCGACAGCAGCGTCGCGGAGCAGTATTTCCGCGTTCGGGCAACCACCGGCACCCTCGGCTTCAGCCAGATTTATCTGGGCAACATGCCGAACGAGATCCCGCTGGCTCGCCTGAGCCGCGACGACTACACGAACCTGCCCAACAAGACCTTCCAGTCGAACCGCCCGCTGCAGTACTGGTTCGATCGGCAGGTGAAGTACCCTATCATGCACCTGTGGCCGGTTCCGAACGCGCAGGCTGAGACCTACCAGATCGTCCTGTGGCGGCAGCGCTACATCATGGACGTGGGGTCCATGACCGAAGAAATCGAAGTCCCGCAGCGCTGGTACGACGCGATCGTGGCCATGCTCGCCGCCAAGCTGGCGATGGAGTACGTTGAGGTTGATGCTGGTCTCATCCCCATGCTCGACGGCAAGGCCAAGGAAGCCCTCTACTTCGCCCAGCAGGAAGAGCGCGACAACAGCCCGATGATGATCCTGCCCAACATCGCGATGTATACGAGGTAGCGCCGGTGCCGGTTGAAGGCTTCCTCGACACTCGCGGTAAGCAGTGGCTGGCCGTCGGCCTGTGCGACCGGTGCAAGCGCAAGTTCCCGCTCGAAGAGCTGTGGAGCGACCGCAACAGCCCGGCGCTCAAGGTTTGCCGCGAGGATCTCGACGAGTTCGATCCCTACCGCCTGCCCGCCCGTGAAGGCGAGCAGATCGCCCTGCGCTACCCGCGACCGGACGAGGCGCTGAGCTAATGCCGCTGTACCTGAACACGCGCGGCAACTCGACGCTGGGCATTGGCATTTGCAGCCGCTGCTCGATCAAGATGCCCCTCGACAAGCTGCACCCGGACCCGAACTATCCGGGCCTGCGCGTCTGCGACAAAGACCTCGACGATTTCGATCCGTACCGGCTGCCGCCGCGCCAGACCGAAAACATTACGCTGCCCTTCATGCGCACCGACGCACCGATCGCGACCAACCCCAGTGGCTTTATCACGGACGACGGGAACTACTTCCTGATCACCGAGGACGGCGACGACTTCCTGACCTTCTACGAGGACGACGAACTGTGAGTAACGTCCCAACCAACCTGATCCCCTCGACCATCACGCAGCTCCCCGAGTATCAGGGCAGCAGCACGCTGGGCTACTTCGCGTATTCGCTGGAAGGCCGCAGCTACAAGGTCCAGTTCGCCAATCTGGCGTCGGTCGGCGCGGTGCCCTCCACCCGGGTTATCGCCGCAGGGACCGGCCTGACAGGCGGCGGCGACCTGTCGCAGGACCGCGTCATCTCGATCGCCAACGGCGGTGTGGGCACCGCCCAGCTTGCCGACAGCGGTGTAATCGCGGGCAGCTATGGCAGCGGCACCGACGTGCCGGTCCTGACCGTGGACGCCAAGGGCCGGATCACGGCGGCCAGCACCACCCCGCTCAGCATCAGCGGCTACGTCCCGACCAGCCGCACCATCACGACCGGCGCGGGTTTGCTCGGCGGCGGCTCGCTGGCCAGCAACCTGACCCTGACTGTCGATTTCTCTTCCGCAACTCCTCAAGCTCTCGGCTCGGCTACGGCTGGCGTCTCGACTGCTGCTGCACGCGGAGACCACGTCCACCCGGCGGTGGACCTCTCCGACACTGACCAGACCCAAGGCGCGCTCCCCTTGGGACGCGGCGGCACTGGCGACGCGCTGTCTCCCGTTGCCGGTGCCGTCGTGTACTCCACGGGAACGAAGTTTGCGCTGGCCGACCCGGGCCTCCCCGGGCAGGTTCTGACCTCCGACGGCGCGGGCGAGCCGTACTGGCAGACGATCGCGGGCACCGGCACGGTGACCAGCGTATCGGTAGTGACGGCCAACGGCTTCGCGGGCACCGTCGCCAACGCCAACACCACCCCGGCGATCACGGTCAGCACGACCGTGACCGGCCTCGTGAAGGGCAACGGCACGGCCCTCTCGGCTGCTGTAGCGGGCACAGACTACGTCGCGCCGGGCGTGATCACCGGCAGCGGCCTGACCATGGCCACCAGCCGCCTGCTGGGCCGCACAACGGCGAGCAGCGGTGCGGTGGAAGAAATCACCGTCGGCACCGGCCTGTCGCTCTCTGGTGGCTCGCTGGTCAACTCCGCGCCGGATCAGGTGGTCTCGTTCACCTCCGGCACTGGGATTTCTGTCAGCGGCACCTACCCGGCCTTCACGATCACCAACACCGCGCCGGATCAGGTGGTCAGCCTGACTGCGGGCAGCGGTATTTCGATCACCGGCTCGTACCCCTCGTTCACGATCGCGGCTACGGGCGGCAGCACCGGCACAGTCACCAGCGTTGACGTGTCCGGCAGCACGACCGGCCTGACCTTCACCGGCGGCCCGATCACGACTTCGGGCACGATCACCATGGGCGGCACGCTCGTCGTGGCCAACGGCGGTACGGGTGCTACCACGGCTGCGGGTGCGCGCACCAACCTCGGCGCGGCTGCATCGGGCGCGAACAGCGACATCACGTCGCTGTCGGGCATCACCGGCGGCATCGCCACGCCCGATTACATCGACTTCGACACCACCGCCGCTCCGGCCCGCGCTACGGGCCGCATGTGGTGGGACAACGCGGACGGCATCCAGACCCTTAATCTGGGTATGGCTGGCAGCAACGCCACGCTCCAGATCGGCGAGGAGATGTACTTCCGTGTCAAGGCCTCCTCGGCGATTACCGAGGGGCAGGTGGTTATGTTCACGGGTACGGTGGGTGCGTCGGGCGCGCTTACCGGCGCACCGGCGACCGGCCTGACCAAGGACACGGCGTCCTACATCATGGGCGTCGCAACCGAGGACATCGCTCTCAATGGCTGGGGCTACGTTACCCAATTCGGTCTGGTGCGCGGCATCAACACGACCGGCGGGGCCGAGGCGTGGGTTGATGGCCAGATCCTCTATTACGACCCGTCGGTGGCGGGCGGCCTGACCAAGACGGTGCCGACAGCCCCAGCGGCCAAGGTCGAAGTGGCTGCGGTTATCAACGCGGCCAGCAACGGCTCGCTTTTCATCCGCCCGATCGCTCGCTTCTCGCTCGGCCAGCTCAACGACGTTGAGACGGCGGCTGCGGCCAACAACGACCTGCTGCAATACAGCAGCAGCGGCGGCTACTGGCAGCACGTCTCGCCCAGCACGATCTCGGTCGGCACGGCGACCAACCTCGCCGGTGGCGCTGCGAACCGTATCGCCTACCAGACCGGATCCGGCACCACCGGCTTCATCACCGCACCGAGCGTCGCCAACACGTTCCTTGAGTGGAGCGGTTCGGCCTTCCAGTGGTCGAGCAACCCGCTCGGCACCGTCACGTCGGTTGACGTGTCCGGCGGCACGACTGGCCTGACCACGTCCGGCGGCCCGGTGACGACCAGCGGCACGATCACGCTCGGGGGCACCCTCGCCGCGTCGAACGGCGGCACCGGGCTGACCAGTCCCGGCACCAGCGGCAACGTCCTGACCAGCAACGGCAGCGCGTGGGTGTCCTCACCCCCGGCTGCGGGCGGCATCACGTACACCACGGTCAAGACCTCGAACTTCACCGCGTCCCCCAACGACGGCGTGCAGACCAACACCAGCGGCGGGTCTTTCACGGTCACGCTTCCGGCCACCCCGGCGGTCGGCGATCAGGTCATCATCGTTGACAGCGCCAATTCGTGGGCGACGAACAACCTGACGGTTGGCCGCAACGGCTCGACCATCAACGACTTGGCCAGCGACCTTACCTGCGACATCTCCGGTGTCAGCGTGCAATTCGTCTACAGCGGCACGACGTGGGATGTGTACGCGCAGGTCGGCGGTGCGGGCGCGGGGCTTATCTCAGTCGCCGGAGGGGGCACCGGCGCGTCGTCTCTGACCTCTGGTTACCTGCTCAAGGGCAACGGCACGTCGCCGGTCACCGCTTCTGTAGTGTACGACGATGGTACGAACGTCGGGATCGGCGATCCGGCTCCGGCCTACAAACTGACTATCGCGGGCGACATGCGCGTCACCGGCGGCGGAGACATTCGTATCAGTTCCGCGACCGGCACGACGACGGCTGGTGGCGACAGCCAGATCTATAACGACGCGAACAACATGATCTTCACGACTGGGACGACCACAACCCAGCGCATGCAGATCACTAGCGTCGGAAAATTGCTTTTGGGGACCACCGCTGCGATAGACGGCGCTGCGTTCCAGATTGATGCCGCTAACGCGGGCGACGCAGTTTACGTCACCCGTTTCGACAACACCAGCACTTCGACCAGCGCGTATAACGTGTCGCGGTGGCTGCAAGGGGCTTCCGGGTCTTCCGTAGGGTACATCGGGACCGGCGGCTCGGCAGTCGCCCAGACCTTTTTCCGCAACCGGTTCGTCGTGGGGACGCAGAATAACACTGACCTCTGCCTTGCCACCAACGACACGTTCCGTGGTCTTATCAGCGGCGACGGTCAGTTCCGTTGGGGTGATACGGCTACCATCGACACGGTTTCCTACGCCCCGTTCCAGATCACCAACGCACTCGCGATCAACACCAATACGACCGCTGGCACGACGGCGGTGTCGTTCTTTAACGGGCAGGGCAGCGGCACCCGTGTCGGTTACATCGGCACCAGCGGCTCCTCGACCAGTTACAACACCTCCTCGGACGCTCGGCTTAAGGAGAACATCGCCGACGCGGCGGACGCCGGGGCGATCATCGACGGCATGCGGGTCCGCCAGTTCGACTGGAAGATCAACGGCGAGCACCAGCGCTACGGAATGATCGCGCAGGAACTCGACCTTGTGTTCCCCGAGGCTGTGGCCCACGGCCCGACCGAGGAGGACACACTGGCCGTGGACTATTCGAAGTTGGTCCCGATGCTGGTCAAGGAAATCCAGTCGTTGCGCGCCCGTGTGGCTCAGCTAGAAGGCAAGTAACATGGCGAACCTCTCAAGCATCATCCCTCCCGTAAACGTAGCAAATGCGTCGGGTACGCTGCCTGCGGGCAGTGGGGGCACCGGGCTGACCAGCCCCGGCGCGTCCGGAAATGTTCTGACGAGCAACGGCTCGGCGTGGGTGTCTTCGGCCCCTGCGAGTACCGTAAGCTACCCGCAGAACGTCCAGTCTGGCAACTATACGCTGGTCCTGTCGGACGCTGGCAAGCACATCTACTCGGCCAATAGCGGCGCGCAAACCATCACGATCCCGACCAATGCGTCGGTCGCGTTCCCGATTGGGTCGCTGATTACGATTGTGAACATGGGTACGAACAAGATTACTCTCTCGTTCAGTGGGGTGTCGCTGTACTCTAACGGCAGCACTTCTGCGCTCTCAACGGCTATCGTCACGTCGGGTACGTCAATCCAGCTAATGAAGACCGCGACGAACTCGTGGAATGCCACATTCGGAGACCTCATCCCTAACACGTATTCCGGGAGCTACCTTATGGTTGCCGGTGGCGGCGGGGGTGGTGGCCAAGAAGGCGGCGGTGGCGGTGCTGGGGGTATGCTTACCGGCACCCAGACTTTCGTCGGCGGAACAACCTATTCGTTCACAGTTGGTGGCGGCGGCGCTGGTGCTGTAGGTCAGGGGACCACGGGTTCAAACTCTACCGCATTTTCTCTTACGGCACTGGGCGGTGGCGGCGGCGGTGGCGGTGGTGGCGCGGCTGCGGGGAACGGTGGTTCGGGCGGTGGTGCTGGCGGGTACAGTAACCCAACTGCTAAAGGTCTCGGCACCGCTGGGCAAGGTAATAACGGCGGAAACGGCGACTCAAGCCCCAACTACGGCGGTGGCGGCGGTGGCGGTGCTGGCGGTGTTGGTCAGGCGGCGGGAGGCAGCGTCGGCGGTAACGGTGGTGTTGGTCTGCAATCTAGCATTACTGGTGCCGCAACTTACTACGCAGGCGGCGGCGGTGGCGGCATTTATTCTTCCGGTTCTGGCGGTACGGGCGGTTCAGGCGGCGGCGCTAATGGTGGCAACGGCGGTGCTGGTACTTATGCCCCGTCTGGCACGGCTAATACTGGTGGCGGCGGTGGCGGCGGCGGGAACGTGGGCGGTTTCCAAACGGGCGGCACGGGGGGTAGCGGTGTGATTATCATTTCCGTGCCGACTGCGGATTACAGCGGTAACACGACCGGCTCACCGACCGTAACGACCAGCGGCTCCAACACGATCCTCACGTTCACCTCATCTGGGAGCTACACGGCATGAGCCATTTCGCAAAAGTCGAGAACGGCCTCGTTACTGAGGTTTTGGTCATCTCGCAGGATGTCATCGACACGGGCGCATTTGGCGACCCGTCGCTGTTTGTGCAGACCTCGTACAACACCCGTGGCGGGGTCCACTACGACCAGAACGGCCAGCCAGATGGTCCGGGGCTACGGAAGAATTATGCAGGTGTCGGCTACGCCTACGATCCGCTGCTCGATGCGTTCATTCCACCAAAACCCTACCCGTCGTGGCTTCTCGACACCCAGACCTGCTTGTGGGATCCTCCCGTGCCGTACCCTAACGATGGCAAAGCCTATGTCTGGGACGAGGCTACGCTATCGTGGGTCGAAATCGTACCGCAGCAGGAGCCGTCAGCATGATCGAACAGCTTATCAGCCGGGTTTTCTACGCCCGCAACCTCGCCCACTGGTCGCACTGGCGCACCAAGAGCTATGCCCAGCATCAGGCGCTTGGCAGCTTCTACGACGACGTGATCGACGCGGTCGATGCGCTCGTTGAGGCTCATCAGGCCGTCCACGGGCTAGTCGGCGACATTCCAGCCCCGTCGGCCAAGGGCAGCGAAGTGCTGCCCGTCCTGCGCTCTGACGCCGAATGGATCGAGCAGAACCACGAAAAGATCTGCGAGGGCAATCGCGCGATCGCCAACCTGATCGACGGCGTCACCGGCGTATACCTGCGCACCATCTACAAGCTCGAAAACCTGAGATGAGCCAAGACCTGATCAATTGGCTCTTTGCGGGCTTTGGCGCAGCGATCGGTTGGATCCTGAAGATCGTCTGGGATGCCATGAAAGACTTGCGCACGGACGTGAAGCAGATCGAGCGCGACCTACCCGAGGTCTACGTCCGCAAGGACGACTTCCGCGAGGCCGTGCGCGAAATGCGCGACGTGATGAAAGAAGTGCGCACCGACATGAAGGCCGGGTTCGATAAGGTCGATGTGACCCTCGGCGGCATCTTCAAGCGGCTTGAGCAAAAGGAAGACAAGGGATGATCCGCTACCTCGCCGTCGTACTCGCACTGACCCCGACGCTCGCCCTCGCGCAGGCCACGAACTACGTCTACGACACGACGACGAACAGCACGTCCAACAGCACGTCAACGAATACCAACAACAATACCAGTACTTCTACTAGCACAAATACCAACGTCAACCAGAACATCAATTCTGGCACGATGACCAATATCAATCAGAATACCTCGGCGAGCACCTCCACCTCGACGAACACCAACAACAACTTCAACACCGACGTTTCGACCTCGACGGTCAACAGCACCTCGACGGCGACCACGAACAACGTCAACCAGAACAACAACGTCAACCTGAACGACAGCCGCTCGACCAGCTACAGCGAGAACGTCTCCCGGCAGGTGATTGACCAGAACCTCAAGTCGCCCCCGCCCAGTGCGATCGCGCCGACGATCATGAGCTACAGCCAAGACCTCTGCACCACCGGCGTCTCCGGCGCGGTCCAGACGCAGATCGTCGGGATCTCGGGCGGCAAGTCCGTGCGCGACCAGAACTGCGAGCGGATCAAGCTGTCGAAGACCCTTTACGACATGGGCATGCGCGTGGCGGCGGTCAGCCTGCTCTGTCAGGACGAACGCGTCTTCCTGTCCATGGAGATGGCCGGGACGCCCTGCCCGTACATGGGCAAGATCGGCGCAGAGGCCACCGCCGCGTGGGAGGAGAACGCCGATGCGCGCCCTGACGCGAAGCGTAAGCGTTAGCCTGCTCTTCGCCGCCCCGCTGGCGGCGCAGACTTACGAGCCGGTCCTCGTTCCCCCGCAGGTTCAGGGCGGCCCGACTACGGCCACGCCGCTGCCTCTCGGCGATGACAGCACGGCGCGGGTCGATCTGGGCTTCGAGTTCACGTACTGGGGCCAGACCTTCACCAGCGCGTGGGTCTCCTCGAACGGCTTCATCTCGTTCCAGAGCAGCAGCCACCTGTGCTGCAACGGCGCGCCTATCGAGCAGGCCCCGCGCAACACAATTTACGGCTTTTGGACCGACCTGATCAGCGGCACCAACCCCTACTACACCCGGGGCGAAGGCTCGATCCTTTTCGGCTGGTACGGCACGAATGAGTACGGCACTGGCAATCAGTACACCTTCGAAATCGGCCTCAAGAACGACAACAGCATCCGCTTCAACTACGGCGCGATGCCGCTGCTCACCTACCACATGGCGACTGCCGGGATCACCGGGCCGGAGGCGGGCGATAACATCCAGCTCTTCTATGGCCGCGACCCGCGCAGCATGGCCTACCAGTCGGGGGTCTTGAACGGATCGCCCCCGGTCGCAACTGTTGACTGCAACGTCACGCCGATGGACCCGAGCTGCCCGCCGGAGGCCGTCGCGCCGGTCGATTTCATTTCGTCCGCGCCGATCAACACGGTTATTGACGCGGCCACGGCGGACGCCGCAGCCGACACCGCCGAGGCGATTGTAGCCAGCCAGCCGGAGCCTGAGCAGGAAATTGCGGTGGCCGAGGCCGCTGTCGAGGCCGCTGCGGAGACGACCAGCATCACCCAGCAGGTTGCCGAGGCCGTGCAGGCCGAGCGACTGACCCCTGATCAGGTCTTGGCGCTGGCCGCGCCAGCCTACGACGGCCTCGCGCTGGGCGGCGGTGGTTTTGTGTCCTTCGCCACCATCGGCGCGCTCTCGACCGGCTTGCCCTCGTCCTCCGCGCCGACGCCCGTGACGGCCACCGAGAGCACGACATCCAGCAGCTCGCCAACCTCTGCGTCGAACACGCTGGAGGCGCTCAACATGTCCGCCGCTTCGGCTCCGCAGGCGGCCATGGCCCAGAGCGATCAGCAGCAGCAGAGCGGGAACGCTATGGCAGAGGGGCAGGCCGAGACGATCGCAGCGATCGCCGCCGTGCCGGGCTTTTCGGCCTACACGCAGGTCGCGCTGCAAGATCGACCTGACTTTTACGCGCCGCGTGATATATACCGCAACCGCAGGCTGCGCGACGCCAACTTTGAGATGTACCGCTTGACGCGAACCAACAGCGACAAGCTGCAGGAGATGATCGATGCCCAATACCAGCGATGAGCAGGAAGAGCCGCAGGTCGCCTTCGACGAGAGCGGCTTCAGCTTCAAGATCGGCAACCTGAGCAGCGGCAAGATCGCGGTGATCTTCGCCGCCGTATCGACCGTCGTCGGCTCGCTCTGGGCAGGCTTTCAGGTCTACCAGCAGTTCCTGACCATGCAGGAAGTGACCGCCGCCTACGTGCCGCCAGACCTGTCTGGTATCAACGAGCGGATTTCGGTCCTCGACGAGCGCGTCACCAGCGTCGAACGGCTGACCAAGGGCAACGCCGAGGCGCTCAATTACCTGACCGGGTCGATCAGCAGCAACATCACCAGCACCCGTCAGACGGTCGATGCGGTCTCCGGCAGCGTGCGCGCAAGTGATGCGATGACTATTCAGACGCAGCGTGCTATACTTGACCAGCTCCGCCAGCAGGATCAAGAACAACAGCGTCGGATCAAGGCGCTTGAGACCGACCTGAATACCCGCATTCAGCAGACGCTGGCGAACCCGCTGGCAGGTAAGGACTGAGAATGGACATGGAAGACAAACTGCTCGTTGCCCGCATCAAGGCGCTCTGGCTGGCCGCATGCGTGATGGCCTTCGTGATCGTCGCGATCACCTGCGCCATGATCGTTGGCCTCTTCGTGTCGAACGACATCATCGACAACAAGGACGTGTTCGGTCTGCTGAGCTACGTCATGACCTCGGTCGTCGGCGCTGTCGCCGGTTCCTACGCCACCCTGATGGGCATGAAGGGCGAACTCGTTCCACCCCCGCCGGAAGACCGCCGCGATCCTGACCCGGAGCCGGTGTCCATCGCCGAAGAGACCGTTGTCGCGCAGCCGGTGCAGGTCGCGCCGCTTGTTACTCAGGACGAGCCTATTCTGGCAGACAACGAAGACGATGACGATGATGACGACATGGCCCCGTGGGAGAAGTATCGCAACGACCTGCGCTACGACGCCAACGGCGACGGCGTGGTCGATGAGCTTGACTTCCCCGATTGGAGGAACCCGAACCAATGAGCCTCGTAAACCTTCAGCAGAAGATCGGCGTCACGGCTGACGGGGCTTTCGGCCCCGGCACGCTCAAGGCTGCCGCCCGCTACTACAAGCTGAGCAACAACCGCGCCGCCCACTTCTTCGCCCAGACGGCGCACGAGAGCGGCAACTTCAAGGCGTTCAGCGAGAACCTCAACTACGGCGCGAAGGGGCTGTTGGGCATCTTCCGCAAGTACTTCCCGACCGAGGCTCTGGCTCGTGCCTACGAGCGCCAGCCCCAGAAAATCGCGAACCGCGTGTACGCGAACCGGATGGGTAACGGCGACGAAGCATCGGGGGATGGCTGGAAGTTTCGGGGCAGGGGTGCCCTCCAACTTACTGGAAAATCTAACTATTTTGAGTTTTCCAAGTACATCAACCGCCCGGACGTGATGGACAACCCGGACCTCGTTGCCGGAGAACTGTGCTTCGAGAGCGCCCTGTGGTTCTTCGACAAGAACAAGCTCTGGGGCATCTGCGATCAGGGCATCAACGACGCTGCGATCCTGCAGCTCACCAAGCGGATTAACGGGGGCACGCATGGCCTCGACGACCGCAAGATGAAGACCAAGAAGTACGCGACTTGGCTCTGAGGAGGAAGACATGGACCTCAAGAAACTGATCGGGAACGTCGCCAAGGACAAGATCCTCGGTGGCGCGGCCAACAAGATCCTGCCCATGGAGGCGGACACGCCCAAGGTGGGTTGGAAGGCTAAGCTCGCCGGGGTGCTCGCGACCATCGCCGCTATTGCTGCGGCAGGTTCTCAGCTCCTTGGTGGTTGACACCACGCTGTGCTATAAGGAGCCGCCATGGCTACCGGGATGACTTTCACGACCCTCAAGCAGGACGTTCAGCGCTATCTTGAGCGCGGGGCGACCTATGCGTCCGACCCCGTCGTATTCGAGCAGATCCCGCGCCTGATCAACCTCGCCGAGCGCCGCATCGCTCGCGAGTTGAAGATCCAAGGCTTCATCAACGTCGTCGTGACCAACCTCGCGCCGGGCCAGTCCGTCGTGGCAAAGCCCGACCGCTGGCGCGACACGGTCTCGTTCACGCTGGGGACCGGCGCGAACAACGAGCAGCGCAAGAGCATCTACTCCCGCAGCTACGAGTACCTGCGCTCGTACTGGCCGGACGCCACCGAAACGGGCGAGCCGGTCTTCTACAGCGACTATGACTACAACCACTGGCTGATCGCGCCGACGCCTGACGCAGCCTACCCGCTGGAAATCCTGTATTACCAGCTCCCGCCGCTTCTCGACGAAGAGTACGAGACGAACTGGCTGACCGAGAACGCGCCGGAGATCCTTCTCTACGGTACGCTGCTGGAGGCCACGCCGTTCCTCAAGAACGACGAGCGCATCGCGGTGTGGCAGAACATGTACGATCGCGCAGCAGCCATGCTCAACGGCGAAGATCTGGCCAAGATCCTCGACCGCAGCGCCACGCGCAAGGAGGCCTAAAGAATGTCCGGCAGCTTCACCCAAGTCTTCGGCGGGAACACCATTTACCCGTCGGACGTTTCTTACCTCGCTCTGGCGCTCGACGCGGACACCGTTCTGGAGTGGCCGCAGGACAGCAACAGTTCGGACGTAGCCGCGCGCATCATCGACATCACGCCGAGCGGGCCGTACACGATCATCCTTTCGAGCGCCCTGTCGGTCGGCGTCGGCACCACGATCCTGTTCAACAACCTCGGCCCCGACACCATCACGGTGGACAAGGCCGACGGCAACGCGATCTTGAGCATCGGGCCGGGCGAGCAGTGGCAGGCCTACCTGACCGACAACAGCACGATCGGCGGTAGCTGGCGCACCTTCCGCTACGGGGCCGCCACCGCGCAGGCTCAGGCCGCCGCGCTGGCTGGCGCGGGCCTCATGGCCTCCGGCTCAACGCTCGCCCAGAACTATCCGGTGATCGACTTCTCGACGACCCCGTTCGACCTGACCGCGCCGGATCGCGCCACCGTGTTTGTGTGGTCCGGTGGTCTCGGCACGATCAACCTGCCGACCGCCGTTGCGGCGGGTAACGGCTGGTTTGCGCAGGTCCGCAACGCTGGGCAGGGCGATCTGACCATCGACCCGGCGGGGACCGAGCAGATTAACGGTGGCTCGTCGCTGCTCCTGCAGCCCGGCGATAGCGCCGTGGTTGTCAGCGACGGCACTGAGTGGTTCACTATCGGCCTTGGCCAGCAGCCCGTCTTCGCCTTCGACTATACGTCGATCGCTGTCACCGGCGGAACCTACACGCTGAGCGGCTCGGAATTGAACCGCATCGCATACAAGTTCACCGGCACCCTCGCCTCGAACGCGACGATTGTCGTGCCCGCCACGGTGCAGCAGTACTGGGTCAACAACGCCACCACCGGCGCGTTCACTCTGAGCCTGCAGGCCGCTGGCAGCGGCAGCTCGACCGCCGTTAATCAGGGCGAGACGGCTATTTTGTACTGCGATGGCAGTAGCATCATCTCGGCGACCACGTCGTCGCCGTTCTCCGGCGTTGTGCCGATCGCGCAGGGCGGCACTGGGGCGTCCACAGCCAGCTCGGCCCGTACCAACCTCGGCGCGACGGGCATCGGCTCGGCGGTCTTCACCGCAGCTACCACCGCCGATGCTCGCACGGCCATTGCCGCAGCGGCCTCGGGCGCGAACAGCGACATCACGTCGCTGTCGGGCCTGACCACGCCGCTCAGCGTTGCACAGGGCGGCACCGGGTCAACCACCGCCTCCGCAGCCCGCTCGGCCCTTGGCGCGGCTGCCAGTGGCTCGAATAGCGACATCACGGCCCTGACCAACAGCGCGGGCATCCAGATCGGCGCACCGACTGGCGGCGCGCAGGGCGCTGGCACGATCAACGCGACGGCTCTATACATCAATGGCGTGGGCGTCGGCACCGGCTCTGGCTCGGTCACCAGCGTCGCCGTCAGCGGCGGCACGACCGGCCTCACCACCTCTGGCGGTCCTATCACCACCTCGGGCACGATCACTCTGGCGGGCACGCTGGCGGTCGCCAACGGCGGTACGGGCCAGACCAGCTACACCGACGGCCAGCTCCTGATCGGCAACAGCACCGGCAACACACTGACCAAGGCAACGCTGACCGCAGGCTCGGGGATTTCAATCACCAACGGCGGCGGCTCGATTACCATCGCCTCGACCTCCGGCGGTGGCTCAGTCACCTCAGTCAACGCCAGCGGCGGCAGCACCGGCATGTCGTTCAGCGGCGGCCCGATCACCGGCTCCGGCACTCTGACCCTCGGCGGCACGCTGGCCGTTGCCAGCGGTGGCACCGGCGCGTCGAGCGCCTCGGGCGCGCGGCTCAACCTCGACGTGCCTTCGTCCACGGGCGGCGGTGCTTCGGGCACTTGGGGCATCAATATCAGCGGCAACGCCGCCACGGCCACCAGCGCAACGACTGCGTCTAGCGCGACGACGGCCACCTCGGCCACCAGCGCCACGTCGGCCACGACCGCGACAACGGCCACGACGGCCAACGCCCTCAACACCAGCAACAACTATCAGGTGAACAGCCTTGGTGTTGGTACCGCCGGATCGGGCACCGCTGGCGAAATCCGGGCGACCAACAACATCACGGCCTACTATTCGTCGGACGCGCGGTTGAAGGAAAATGTCGCCTCGATCACTGGCGCGCTGGACAAGGTCTGCGCGATTGGCGGCAAGACCTTCGACTGGACCGATGCCTATATCGCTGACCACGGCGGCGCTGACGGCTACTTCGTCCGCAAGCAGGACTTCGGTGTGATCGCGCAGGACGTTCAGGCGGTCTTCCCGCTTGCCGTGCGGGAGCGCGAGGACGCCACTCTGGCGGTCGATTACGAGAAGCTCTGCGCTTTGGCCTTCGAGGCCATCAAGGAACTTCGCGCCGAAGTTGAGGAGCTTCGCACTCAGGCTGTGAAGGTGAAGTAATGACGCTCAACTCGTCAGGGCCGATCAGTCTCGGCGGAAGCACCGCCGGGCAGTCTGTTAACCTCGAACTGGGTCAGTCGGCGACGGCCCAGATCAGCTTTAACGACGCCGCTGTCCGCACCCTGACGGGCACCACGTCTGGCACTGCGCTGGTCATGCCGACCAATTTCTACGGCAAGAGCAGCGTTGTCATCTCGGTCACCGACCAAACTATCTCGGACTTTACCGGGGGCGCGCGGAGCGCGTCCACTGGGTACCGGCTTACCTCCGGGGGGCAGGCGGACGGTCTGGTTAACGTGACGTGGAGCAATCTAGAGCAGTGGTGCACCCCTACTTCCGCCGCCAGCGATTATGAAGTTCTCGCCACGGTGGTTACCGGCTCGCTGAGTTCCGGCACAACTGGAAGCTGGCTCGCGTTGTCCTCCACCCAAACGTGGACGCGAACGGCTTCAGTTGGCACCAGCCAACTTTGTTCGTTCACGGTCCAGATCCGTAAAATCGGAACGAGCACGGTGCTGGACAGCGCAACGATCAACCTCGAAGCGGATGCGACCTTCTAATGGCTGAACAAATCGTCCAGATTAAATCGCTCCCCGGCATCAAGCGGGACGGCACCCGGTTCGAGGGCGACCAGTACGTGGACGGCCAGTGGGTGCGCTTCCAGCGCGGCCTGCCGCGCAAGATCGGCGGCTATCGCTCGATCAACAAGTTCCTGCAGGGGCTGCCCCGGACGCTGCTCGAATACACGCAGGACTTGCTGACCTACGTCCACGCCGGGTCGGCCAACAAGGTCGAGCGCTTCTACATCGACGGCACCTACAACACGAGCGTGATCACTGACCGCACGCCGAGCAGCGGCTTTACCGCCAACGACGGCAACCTGTGGCAGTTCGCGGTCAGCTACGACACGACCAACGGCAACCAGATCGTCGCGCAGGTCGCCCCGAACCTCAACTGCATCTGCAACGCGGATGGCGGTGAGATCTTCGTGGGCGACCTCCTTGGCACCAGCGCCCTGACCGAAGTCCCGGCGCTGAGCAAACCCTCGAACTTTAGCTGCACCGGCGGTGTGGTCACGCTGCCACCCTACACCTTCGCCTTCGGCAACGACGGCTACGTCGCGTGGTCGGTGCCCAACGACCCGGCGGACTACGTCAGCAGCGGCGCGGGCAACGCCTACATCACCGGCCAGAAGATCGTCCGCGCCATGCCCCTGCGCGGCGGCCCGGGGAACAGCCCCTCGGGCCTGTTCTGGTCGGCGGACAGCCTCATCCGTGGCAGCTACGTCGGCGGCACGCAGGTCTTCCAGTTCGACACGATCAGCACGCAGTCCTCGATCCTCTCGGCCCAGTCGGTCATCGAGTACGACGGCATCTTTTACTGGGTCGGCACCGATCGCTTCCTGTCGTTCAACGGCGTCGTTCGCGAGGTCGAGAACAACCTCAATCTGAACTTCTTCTTCGACAACCTGAACTATGCCCAGCGCCAGAAGGTCTTCGCCTACAAGGTGCCGCGCTTCGGCGAGATCTGGTGGTGCTTCCCGTTCGGCGACAGCGAGGAGCCGAACCACGCCGTCATTTACAATGTGCGCGAGAACACTTGGTACGACACTGCGCTGCCCAACGACGGGCGCGGCGCGGGTATCTTCCCGGCGGTGTTCCGCAAGCCGCTGCTCTCCGGCGTCCAGCCGCAGAACTTTCAGGCGACCGAGGTCGCGATCGGCACCGCTGGCACCGGCTACGTCGTCGGCGACACGCTGACGGTTGACGGCGGTCTGAGCACCATCCCGGTCGAGCTGACCGTCAGCACCGTGAACGGCGGGGGCGGGATCACCGCCATCGCGATCTCGAACGCGGGCAACTACACGGAGGTGCCGACCAACCCGGTATCGGTGACTGGCGGCTCGGGGTCCGGCGCGGACTTTGACCTGACCTTCGTGCAGCCGTACAAGTTCTGGGTCCATGAGGTCGGGACGGACGAGATCGACGGCCTGACGCTCAACCCGATCCAGTCGTACTTTGAGACCGCCGACCTCTCGCTCCCGGTCACGTCGCAGACCAACAAGGCGCTGCAGGTGCTCATGATCGAGCCGGACTTCGTCCAGAGTGGCGACATGACTGTCTCGGTTCGGGGCCGCGCCAACGCCCGCGCGCCGGAGGTTAACGGCCTTCCGATGACGATCGTGCCCGAGCCGCAGACGCCGCAGGAGCAGGTGATCTACTTCAAGACGCAGCGCCGCGAATTGCGCTTCCACTTCGAGAGCAACACGCTCGGTGGCGACTACCAGATGGGTCTGGTCCTCGCGCACCTGCAGCCCGGCGACGGCACGGTTATCGGCTGATGATCGACCCGCGCGGAATGACTTGGCAAGACTGGGCTTGTTCGGTTATATTGTCGGTCGGCGACGCGTGGTCTTTCGGTACTCCCCCAGAGGAAGCCACGTGGCGTGATTGGGCTTTGGGGCTAGTACGCGCGTCTCCTTTCACGCAGCGCACCCTTCCTGATCCTTACCAGTTC